TACATCCAGATATGACTGCAGTAGTTGAGAGAGCTATAAAACTTTCTAAGGTAGACTTCGGAGTAACTCAAGGAGTCAGAACTTTAGAAGAGCAGAAAGCTAACGTAGCTGCAGGAAGATCACAAACTATGAGGTCTAAACACCTACTACAAGATGATGGATTCAGCCATGCTGTAGACGTAGTAGCCTATGTAGGTCCAGATGTGTCATGGGAACTGAACTTGTATGATGACATCTGTGATGCTTTCAAAGAAGCAGCTAAAGAAGTAGGTTGCAGTATAAAGTGGGGAGCAGCTTGGAGTGAAGGTGACATAAGAACTTATTCAGGAACCTCAGAAGATGCTATGATGGCATACGTAGACTTACGTAGATCACAAGGACGCAGACCCTTCATCGATGCACCTCACTTCGAGTTGATGTAATGGAGATGTTAGAGTTCATAGCTCAGTGGTTAGCCGCACCTCTTGCGTTTGTTGTATGGTTTCTATTTATGAAGTCAACAAAGAACGAGAGAGACATTGCAGTATTACAAGCACAGTATGAATCTAACAGACTAGCCTACGACAGAGAGATGAAAGAACTAAAAGAAACTGTCAAGGCAATATTCAATAAACTAGACAACATAGAGCAAGCACTAAGAGATAAGTAATGGACCCAGTAACTTGTGTTGCAATGGCAACTGGCGCATTCAAAGCACTCAAGGGTGCTATTGGCGCAGGTAGAGACTTACAGGATATGACAGGTCAGCTTGCCAACTGGGGTAAAGCTTTCTCTGACTTTACTAATCTAGAAGAAAGAGAAAAGAATCCTCCTTGGTGGAAGCAGACGTTCAAAGGTAGTGACGAAGAGACTGCTCTAGAGATATTTGCTAACAAGAAAAAGATGGAGCAGATGCGTCAAGAGATAAAAGACCACATCTCTTGGAACTATGGCCCTAGCGCATGGGAAGAAGTCTTACAGATTGAAGCCAGAATGCGTAGACAAAGAAAAGAAGAACTTTATAAGAAGCAGGAGAGAATAGATGCGATTATTAATTTCAGTATTGGTGGTGTTATCTTTATCCTTGGGGGCGGCATACTATTATTGGTATTCTACCTCATCGGCAAACAGCAAGGTAGATGGTGATGTGGTTCCTCGTGTGGATGCAGTTTCTAGTGGGAACGAATGAGTTCGAGTACTACCAAATAGGTACTTACGGATCAGAAGAAGTCTGTAAAGAAGAGATGGTAAGAGCAAGAGTAATGGTAACGAACAGCAAGTCAGCGGTACATTGCTTTGAGGTTGATAGAAATAAATAATAAGTTTGTAGTATATGATAAGAAGGGTAAAGTAGTAATAATTACTCGTAATAAACACATAGCTATAAAGTATGCGAGGAAGAATGGCACACACGGTAATTGATGATTGGAAAATTATACCAAGGCTGATGATGTTGGCTGTAACTATACTAACATATCAGGCTGTACATTGGTATATGGCTTTACCTGATCCAACAATACAACAGTCAGGTCTAGTATCAGTTTGTATGGGTGCTCTGACAGGTTGTTTTGGCATATGGATGGGCAAAGAATCGAAGACAACAGTGACTCCAACAAGGGTGATACATGAGGAATCTTATAGCAAGTCTGATTCTAGGTAGCCTACTAGCAGGTTGCATGTTGAATCCTATGAACCTACTTGGTGGTGGGGGTGGACCTAGTGTCAATGCAAACACCCAAGCAGGTAAAACAAACTCACAGACTCTAGGTAATTCTACAAACACAGATCAAGAGATTAGCCTACAGAATCTTGAAGGGAACCTAAATCAAAGTAACGATAAGAATAAAGTAAGTACCGATAGTGTGGAGAATATAAATATAAATGAGATTCCACCTTGGGTATTGATACTTCTAGTACTAGGTTGGTTAGCACCTAGTCCACAGGAAATGGGGCGTGGTTTACTTACTCTTATTGCAACGTTAAGGAGAAAGAAAGATGGCAGCGCGGCTTAATAAGTCAAAGATGAAATGCAATAAGCCTAGAGCTACGCCTAATCATCCTAGTAAATCACACGTAGTAAAGGCATGTTCAAATGGAAAAGAAAAGGTTATCAGGTTTGGTCAGAAAGGTGTCAGAGGAAGCCCTAAAGGTTCAGCTAGGAATAAGGCTTTTCGTGCTAGACATGCTAAGAATATTAAAAAGGGAAAAATGAGTGCAGCATATTGGGCTGCTAAAGTAAAATGGTAAAGGAGAATACAATGAAAACAACAGCAATCGTAACAGCCGCTATCTTAGCAGCAACGTCTACATCAGCTATGGACTTTTCTGTAGCAGGACAGACTTTATCTATTGGTGCAGAGACTGACCTCAACTATACTACTGGTGTAGAAGAATGGGTATGGGAGTTGACACCATCTGCAGGAGTAACTGCACTAGGTATTGGTTTGAGTGTAGCCACAGACATTGATATGTTGACTCTTGATGAGGGTGACATCTTTCAGGGTCTAGACTTCACTGCAGACTATGAAATATCTAACACTAATATCAATCTATATACAGAAGTTTCAACAGATGCAGACCTAGAATTTGGTGACGTAACTGTAGGGGCTACCTTTAGTTTCTGATGTGGTTAGCTATAGTCATGTTCTGCATGACACCTACAAACTCAACAACGTGTACTCTCACAGTTAACAATGAAAACTTGTATAGAACTAGGGAAACATGTAGAGTTGAGATGCGTGGGATGGTAGATAGATTTATTTCAAAGGGTATCTTTTCACAAGGTACATGTGTAGAAATAGGAGTTACATTATGAATATAGTAAAATGGATATGGAAGTATATCAAACGAGTTGGGTGTGCTATGTTGAATCGTAAGTGCTGCCCTGAGTGTGTGTGTAAGGTTTAGTCATGGCGAGTCCTACACCTACAAAACCTGCTCTATGGTCTAGAGCCAAGGCAGAAGCTAAGAAGAAGTTCAAGGTCTATCCTTCAGCATACGCAAATGCTTGGGCTGCTAAGTGGTACAAGTCTAAAGGCGGTGGGTGGAAAGGCAAGGACAACAGAGTAAAGAAAAAGAAGAAGTGATATGGCTAAAGGCGGTCTAGGTAAATGGTTCAAAGAGGATTGGCGTGATGTCAAGACAGGTAAAAAGTGTGGAAGGTCAGGGAAGAAAGATAAGCGCAGAGGCTACCCTGCGTGTAGACCTAAAGCAGTTGCAGGAAAAATATCAAAGAGTGAAGCCAGAAAGAAAACAGGACCAAAGAGAGTCAAGTGGTCAGTAACCGCCTCTGGTAAGAAAAGAAAAAAGAAATAAAATAAACCCCCTTGGATTTCTCCTTGGGGGTTTTTTCTTACTTGTGTGTCTGAGTCCATCTCTTGCGTAGTCTATTGAGATACCAGATAGCTTTGTCTATATCTTCTAAACCATTCTTGTACTCACAACGCCAGAGATACTTGAGGACATTGGCAGCGTGTGGTGCTATACTACCAGACATATTCTCAGTCATAGCTTCGATAGCTTGTATACATTCTATCCCACTATGGTTGTAGTGGACAGGATTGTTGACTTGATCTGGACCACTCTCAATACACTCACCACAAACACCATCATCATCCAACACCCTCTCGCATATTTCACAGTTAGCCATAGGCTCTCCTCTTTAGATACTTGATTCTATAATGTTGATACACTATTATCAACGGAACTGCAATACAAAAAAGATATACATTTATTTCTTCGTATGTAATCCCCATCATCTTAGCTGACCACAACAGAAATAAAACACAAGCATCAAAGACTGAATCTATCCAGTATATACCGCTGTTTCCCATCAAGTTCTCCTACGCTGATATGTCTACAATCTCACATGTCTCACCAGTACATGCGAATGTTTGACTAGACTTAGTTGTATCCTCTGACTCATACTCTGATAGCTTAGTCCAATCAATACTCTTAGGCATCGTCTTCATAAGTTCTTTGTATTCATCTTTAGTACATTCTTGATACGGTGCTTGTTGATAGATGTGATCATCGTATGGTAAGAAACTTACACCAGACATCTCATCAAAGTGCTCGTATACAAATGCACCTACCTCGAACCACTCATCCTTCTTGACGTTGATTGTCACGCTAGGTTTGTGTTCACACCAGTGGCGTTGATACATCAGCCATGTTTCTAATTGATCAATAGCTGACAAGTCAGATGTTACTACAGCATTGTTTGGTGCTTTTACTGGAAAGCTAAACACCGTAGTCTGATCTGGTTTGTAAACGCATGGTTCACTTGGTATGCCTTGATCCTTCATAAACTGAGTGAGAGGGTCTTTGTTGTCACCTCTTACTGTTCGGATATAGTAAGGACTATACCTAGCATGAATACCAGAAGAAGAGTCAACAAGTTGGGAGACAGTTCCGCTAGGTTTATTGCAACTTATAGCTGCACTACAGTTAATACCAAGACGTTCAGCCCACTCAGCATTAGTAGCTACAGCAACCTCACGAAGTCTTTCTAGTGTCTTGTCTAATCCCTTGTTCTTTGCAGTCATAAGAGGATTGTCTTGGACACCAGTTAATGACACACCAAGC